TTGTGCCTTCGAACCCTGATCGCTACAGTCGGTTACTCCCCGTTGGTAGCTCCGAAGGCGTCTCTATGTCCGGCGTCTCGACCATACCGCAGCTGGCTATTGCTTCGCGGCTTCAGGAGTACAAGGACCTGCTTGGTGCCGGAGGTTCCCGTTATAGCGACTGGTTGGAAACCTTTTTTGCTTCGAAGATCGAGCATGTTGATAGGCCTAAGTTGCTTTTTAGTGCTTCGCAAACTATTAATGTGCAGGTCGTTATGAATCAGGCTGGTGCCAACAATTTTAGCAACGATAACTACAGTATGCCCCCTCTCGGTCAGCAGGGTGGAGCTATCGCCTTTAATGATCGTCTCGGCCGTCGGCAGTCTTATTATTTTCGCGAACCCGGTTATATGATTGATATGCTAAGTATTCGTCCTGTTTACTACTGGTCGGGTATTTTCCCTGATTATCTCCATTATACTGGCGCTGATTATTTCAATCCGATCTACAACGATATTGGTTATCAGGACGTTCCCGGATTCCAATTCGGCTTTGGTACCACCTCGGCCTCGGAGGCAGTGGCTTACGAGCCGTGTTTTAATGAGTTCCGATCCTCATATGATGAGGTTCTTGGTCAGCTGTCTCGATTCCAAGGCGCTTCCGGTACTAAGCCTCTTTATTCTTATTGGGTCCAGCAGCGTGTTTTGTCGGCAAGCTATAACCAGTACTACTCCCTTTTGTTCGTGGATATCGATCAGGTAAACTCTCCATTCAGCTCCAAGCAGGAAGACAACTTCTTTATCAACCTTTCGTATTCTGTTCAGAAGAAGAATCTGGTTAATAAAACATTTGCAACTCGTTTGTCTAATCGTTAATATATTGATTCTATGGCACTTGATTGGTTACTTGAAGACGCTCCTGCCTACATCTCTCGTGGTCAGCGCATCCTTTCCGTTCTGAACGGTTCTGGCTCCGTTGACGTTCTTCCCGGCCGTCCGGATGTGATCGCCGAACCTTCCGATTTTGAGAAGGGCGAGAAGTTCAATCCCGATATCGATTTTGATCCCAATTCCTTCTCTCGCATGGATAAGTTCGATGGCCTTGAGGTTGGACAGGAACTCATTGATTCTCAGCTCGATAAGGCTAAGCCCGCTTCGAGTTCCTCTAATTCTGAAGAAAAATAGTATATTCTTTACTTGAAGATATATGCTACGTGCGCGGACCCCTTCTGGAAGAGTTCGTGAATTCCTGAAGGTTATTGGTAACGACTGCAGAAGAGGCCGCGCATTTTTCTATCGTTCTTTATTCAATTGTTTACACCATTGCTTCCCCTTAATTCTTAATGTTATGTCAGACACTAAGCAACCTTTTTATAAATCAAAGGCTTTTTGGACGCTCGTCTCATCCATTATTGCTGCGTTGGCCACCTTTTTCCTTTCTTCCTGTTCGGCCCAAGCTAGGGTGCAGCGTAGTGGCGTTCACATTGACACTGTTCGTGTCGATTATATCATTCGTTCTAACGATTTAATCCATATGTAGTATGCCTGTTCCTGCTGCTGCTACCGCATCCTTTGGCCAAGCTCTTGGTCATTCGGCTGCATCTACCGGTACTACCGGATTAATAACTGGCGCTCTTGGTCAACTTTTTGGTGGCATGAACGCTCGCCGCCAGTGGAAGTTCCAGCAAAAGCAAATGGCTCTTCAGCAGAAGTACGCTTTAGAGCAGATGCAAAAACAGTCTGAGCTTTCCTACGCTAATTGGCAGAGACAGTTCGATTACGAAAATTCTTACAATGACCCTTCGAAGGTTTTCGATCGTTATCTGAAAGCCGGTGTAACCCCTGCCGCCGTCTTAGGTTCTTCTGGTGTTGGAGTAAACGCTACTATGTCCGGCGGTTCCGCGTCCATGCCCTCCGCTTCCGGACCCTCTGGTGGCTCTCCGATTGCCCCTGGAGGCTTTGCTCCCGCTGACCCTACCTCTATCGCTCAAAACATGGTTGCACAGTCTACGGTCGACCGCAATACTGCTGCCGCAAATCGAGATGATGCAGAGGCTGCCAACCTCCGTGGTAATACTCATACGCAAGAGTGGCGAGAGCGAATGGATAAATTCGAGTTACAGATTGCTGAGCACCATGTTAAGGATGCCCGTGAACTCGCCAACCTTCGCGAGGCACAGGCTCAAATCGTTGCAATTGACGCTTATTTGTCCAATATTACACAAGGCTATAAGATGTCCTCCATCATGGCTATGGCTGGCATTCTGGAAGAAAAGTACCAGAATCTTCGCAAAACTAATGATTGGTTCGAGCCTGAAGCTGGTGCTGCGCTTGCGGTTGCCTGGTCCTCCGCCATCGCCAATGTTTCTGCTGCTGCTGAGTCTGAATCCCGGACCAAGCTTAATTACCAAGAACTCAAGGATTTACAGAATTGGTTCGAGCTCAACTGGGAGAAAGAAGTCCCTGTTCAGATTCGCAATGATAAGGGTGAGGTTGTTGAGACGAAGATGATGAAAGTAGCCGAGACTACGTCTATTCTGAAGACCGCTGCTGCTGAAGCTGCTCAACTTGAAGTAGGTAATACTCGTTGGGATTTGCGCAACTCCAGGCTTCGTCTTGCTCATGACGTTGTTCGTTCCTTTGCTGCTGCTGCAGGCGTCGCCGGCGCTGCGTATGTTAGTCGTAAGGCTGCAGGTCCTACTGGTCCAGAAGGCTATGAAGAGGTGAAGGAAATTTACAGCCCCTACGGTGATAAAAATGGTAGTATTTATACTCGTCGTAGCTATTCTGGGAAATAATGAACAATTTCTCCAACCTTTTGAACTTTGTTACTCGTTCTTTTTGCCGTATATTTGTATCGTAAACCAATAACCACACTACCATGAAAAAGTCTAGCAAAAGTGTTAGAGCCAACGAGTTGATGATCGACGTTGTAGAGTATGCATTCACTGAGTGGCTTGTTCGCCGAGGAATATTTGCCGCTTTTAAGGCGAATTACGAGCGTGCTTTCCAACCCTACAAGAGTTTTCGTGACCGCCTGCGCTCTCACATTCGACACTCTCTTGATGGTTTCGGCTTTGGCCCGAGTCACCTTGTCTCTTCTTCGTTTCTGTTTACTTCGGCACCCGAAGGTACTAAATTTTGGTGCAAGCAGTCTGCCGCTTGGGAACGCTTTTGCTCTGAATTTCAAGTAAAACTTTAAATCACATCATTATGACACAGATTCATGTTGTTATCCGGCGAGTTAGTCCGGCTCTCAAGGTTGACCTTGCCCAGATAGGTCGTTTTAAAGACGGTCAGTTTGACCCGCTCCCTCTTGGCGCTGTTGCGGACACTCCTATTGCGCAATTCTTAGAGAGTTCGGATATCAGCGACTCGCTCTACGTCAACCACTCGAAAATAGCAGACCTTATTTTCGTCTGCGAAGACCTTCCTGGTTTTGGCATCGAGTTTTTCGACAATACGATAGTTCTTATGTTTGACTTTGATCTCAACTACGATGAAGGCGCGACGAAAAAAGAAGGGAAAGGGAACTAAAGTTGTGACCCGCCCTCTTGGTGGAAGAGTTCTTTGATGCAGCGAACCTGTGGGAGACTCTTCTCCTGCAGGTTCCTTCTCTATTATATATCCCCGAGCCGTTAAGAGCGCGGCGAGTTAGTGTTTCCGGAGCCGACGATATCGCGTACGCGAGATCGAGGCCCGAAACAGCGCAGCCCGCTTAGGCTCGTGTTGTGTAAAACTTTTTTTTAGTCGTGGATTATTTCGATTTCAGGCCTAGGTTTTCGCCGATTGTTGATTGCATACCTTACCGTTTTTCCGTTGGTGCATACCGCGGTAGAAGGCGCGTCATCATCGCCTGGTTTTCCGATGAGGAGCCCGCAACTGACTATCTTGTTCGCTGTCGCCGCGATCATCCTAGCGTTAAATTTGATTGCCTTCAAAGTATACTGTAATGCCTTGTTCGTCGCCTATATGGATACGCAATCGTCGTTATTTTGACAAGAAGAACCCTTGTCGTAACGGCTCTGATGTTGCTAAGTCTGCCCTGGCTCTCCGTCCCTGGGACATCGCCCGTCAATGGCTCATGGTTCCATGTGGAAAGTGTGAAGACTGTCTGCGTCGTCAGCGCAATGATTGGTTCGTGCGCCTCGAGCGCGAGCTTGCTCGTTGTAAGGCCGATAGTCAGCAGGCTATTTTTATTACAATAACGATTGCTCCGAAGCATTATAACGAAGCCCTACTTAATCCGTCCTGGTTTATTCGGAAATTCAATGAACGTCTACGTCACAAGCTCGGTCATTCGTTTAAACACGCCTTTTTCCAGGAGTTTGGTACCCACCCAGAAGCAGGAAGCGAACCTCGATTGCATTTTCATGGCTTTCTGTTTGGCACAAACGTTCTCTATAATACGATTCGTTCCGCTGTTCGAGACCTTGGTTTTGTGTGGCTGGCGAAAGCGACTCACAAGCGTGCTCGTTACTGCGTTAAATATGTTACTAAGCAGATTCAGTTTAACCCCGATGAAATTTCGGATAAATATGTTACCATAAATGGAAACCCTACACCTTTATCTTGCCTCCTCCAACATCGCCGCTATACGCGAAAATTCGTATCTGCTGGCGTTGGTGATTTTCTTGGTTATATGCCTCGCCCTTCTTCTCGTGTTTCGTCGTGGTCTTACTTTGATTCTGAGAAGCGTATCAATTACAATTACTCGATTCCTCGATATTACCTTAGATACCTTAAACCTGAAGACGACGTTGTTCGCTCGATTGCCGCGGCTGATGCTTATTCACGTTTTAGCAAGTCTTCTCTGGTTAAGCGTATTGTGTCTCTGTGTGTTGAGCGGTTCAATCTCAATTCCTCCGTATCCCGTAGAGCGTCTTATACGTGGGAACAAAAGCAAATAATGCGGTTCTCTGCCTCTTCCCGGAAAATGCCTGACCTCGATCCTCCAACGTGGCTAGATTTGGATATTCTCCGGTTTTGGAGAGACCACTATAAACTCCAACTAAATACTTAATTTATGGGAAAACAACCCTTCATTTCGCATGCCGTAAACGGCTATTCTCGGTACGATGTTCCCGAGAGTAAGGCTTTTACGTGTACGCCGGGCATTTTGTATCCGGTGCGAGTCGATTTCATTAACGCTCGTGATCGTGTATCTATCGAGCAGGGCGTTGACGTTCGTAGTAACCCTCTCGCTGTTCCGTCGTTCAACCCTTACACTATTCGTTTGCATCGCTTCTGGGTGCCTCTTCAGCTGTACCATCCTGAGATGAGGACGAATAGTAGTAAGTTTGATATGAATGATTTGAGCTTGAATTTCGTTGCTTCTTCGTCGACCGCGTCTTACCCGTACACTACCAACAACTACCCCTACTCCAATTCGTTGCTTCGCTGGTTGCGCATTGTTCCCGCTTCTATTCCATCGACAACATCTAGCAATGTTCCTATGTCGGCCAACCTCTCGACCGCCCAATTGGGATACCCTTTAGGTTGGTGTACCGCTGATTCTTACCTTGCTTATTGGGATATCGTTCGCAACTACTACGGTTACTCCCAGTGGGGACTTTACTCTTTTGCTTGGCCTAGCAGCTGGTATCTTATCCCCAACAGCACTGGTACCATCTATAATGTCCTTCAGTTCAGTGATGTGTCGACGTTTTTCTCGCAAAGATTCGGAAATCTCGAATACCTCGACGCTTATTTCGAGAGTCAGTTTTACCCTTCGGCTGTGTCGTCGTCGAACAATACGTACAATAGAGGAAATCTTTATTCCCAGATATTGCTCTCGGACCTTGGCTCTACGATTACTGCCTCCAGGGACGGCTATCCCGTCTCTACTATCTATCCCGGAAGCACTTCGTTGTCAACCGCGGGTCCTGCAGGCCAATTTTCTACTGACGCTGGCTCCACAACCGTCACTTCGCTTGGAGCATTTCTTGTCGCCCACCCGATGGCCGTTGTGCCTTCGAACCCTGATCGCTACAGTCGGTTACTCCCCGTTGGTAGCTCCGAAGGCGTCTCTATGTCCGGCGTCTCGACCATACCGCAGCTGGCTATTGCTTCGCGGCTTCAGGAGTA